TAGTAGTCTCCTTTAGATCAACTTCGACGTCGATTTCAATTTTTTCAGGAACCGGTACTTCCTCAGGTTTATTAAGTTCTATAATTTGATCAAGCTCTTCATAAGCTTTATTAGCATCTTGATCAGAATACTTCACTAATACATAGGCTCTATACTGACCGTTATCAACTAAAACTTGACTATCTACTACTTGATAGTTAGCAACATCTTGCTCAACTACTACATTTTTAACAGTCTTATTGACGTCAGTCATAAGCAACCCATCTTCGGCTATACCTTTTTGACCCATATAAGATTTAGTATTAGAACTTAGCTTACCTGACTCACGATCAGCTAAAGAAGCTTTAGCATTTAAAATAGCCATATCTAAAGTAAGTTGAATATCAGGGGTACGAGCAGTCCCAGCTGAATAATTATAACCAACCTCAGAAGGTACGTTTACAAACCATGAAGGCATACCACTATGCTCTTCAAAAGCAATCATGCTCGGGGCTGTGACATTATTTCCTGCACATGCAGCTAGGCTAAATGCCATTCCTAGTACTAATAGATTCTTCATAACTAACTCCTTGTCTCACACTTATTTCGAATCTTTGCGGTAATAACTTCTGGAGAAAATGATTGTAATGCATTAGACTTTGCTTTTTCAGCAGCCATATAACATGCAGAACGCTCAGCAGTATCAGGTCCGTAAATAAACGAACCATTACCATTTATCCATTTGTCGTTAATAAAAGCTTGAAGTTTAACGTTACACTGCTTAGCTTTACCTGCTATAGTCTCAACGTTTTCAGAATAATTTCTCGTACGTTTAATATCATGAGTAAATGTAATATCTTTACTTACATCATAAACGCAATCACTTGAAAAAGCTAAATTATCATGAGAGGTATTATCTACAGGCGGATCTGTAAACATATACACTAATAAAACAAATAACAAAAAATATTTAAAAATACTAAAAATCATCGTCTCTCAAGCTCACTATAAGATAAATATCTTATATTAAAGATAATAGGCTATATTTGAATTAATGTCAACTGTTTTTTTCAACGATATCACAACAAACCCTGTTAAAAATAATGAAGGAAGACAACCATTTCTGGCGTCTTCCTTCTTTTTTATCTGCATGGACAGGATTAACCCCAAATTCATCTCCCGTCAATTCCAATCGGCGTTAGGATCCCCCGCAAAGAGTCTTACTAGCGCACTACCTCTGGTTTCGGCATACCATCATGCAGCCATCAGATAGCGCTACCGAAGAGGCACTACCTGGAAGTATATCTATTTATAACTCCTCGAACTCTTCTGAGCAAAAATCTTCTACTGAAATAGTAAAAAAATGCGGGGTATGACCATTAAAACCGCTACCCATATTAAGTTTAGTACAAAGCTCATGTGCTTGATCTTCGTCAATAAAAGATCCTAGTTCGTAATTACTTACAGCTTCTATAATTACATACTTATTATTAATTTTATCTACTGAATATGTCATACTTTAAAGTCCGAAAAAGTTCTAAGTTTATTTACTGTTAATTGATCTGCTAGATTATCTTCTGCATCTTGAGATAGTTCAAATTGAGCTTGATCTTCAGCATCATACAATCTAAATTTAGTCTTATCTACACCAACAACAAACCGTCTAAAAGCAGCAGGATCAGCATAACGGTTCTTAAGTTGTTTAATCATAACCTGATCCATAGTATCAAGTTCTTCACTTCTTATAAGAGCAAACATAAAGTCAGCAGTAGCAGGTAGACCAAACGATTCAGAAGTATTCTCTAGTCCTACATCAGAATCAGCAAAGCCAGCGCGATTAGTTTGAGTAGCAGTAACGATAGGTACTCCAAAAGTAACTGCAAGACCACGTAACTCTTCCGCAATAGCTTTTACAATAGTATATGAGTTAGCAGTAACGTTACCTTTAAGTCTAGATGACATGCAAAGGTTAATATAATCAATATAGATAATATCAGGCTTAAACTTTCTTTTAAGTTCTAGCTCTTTAAGTAGCGCTTTAAAATGTAAACTATGCGCAGTAGCAGTTGGATACTCTTTAATAATAAGTTTACCTTTAGTAGTAGAGGCAATCTTATCCATCTTTTTCTCATACATATCTTTAGGTATTAGTTCTAATTCATCGTAGCGAATATCCATAAGATTAGAATCGATACGTCGAGCAATAGCTTCTTCAGCCATTTCGAGAGTAATATAAAGTACGTTTTTACCTTGAGTTAAGTTATGAGAAGCAAAATGACACATTGCAAGAGATTTACCTGCACCGGTTCCAGCAAGAATAACATTTAGAGACTTCTTACTAAAGCCCCCCATCGTAATCTTATTCAATAGATCAATATCAAAATCTACCTTCTCTTCTTTACGATGATAAGAATCGAAACGCTCTTCAGAATCTTCTACAAAGTCATGGCCGATATGAGTATCAAAGCTGACTGCTAAAGCATCAGATAGCATTTCAGGTATAGCAGTTTTAGTTTTATCTTTATTTTTATTATCTAAGATCTCAATAGAACCCATAATAGCATTATATACTGCTTTCTCTTGACAAAACTTTTCAGTAATATCAATAGCCCATTCTAGCTCGCTAGAATCTGGACTTAAGTTTTCTATAATACCTTTACAGTCATTAAACATCTGCTCATTATACCCTGCACCATCTAAATCAATAGCTAAAGTTTCTTTAGAAGGTACTGAGTTAAACTTAAAATAATGCGCAGTTATCATATCAAGAACTACTTGATAGTTTTTATCAGTAAAATAATCAGTTCTTATAAAAGGAATAACTTTACGGGCGTAAGGTTCATTACAAATAAGATTACTTAAAATAGTATTCTCAACACTCACTCAACAATATCCTCAATAATCCAGCCAATAGTTTGCATAAATCTTACGTTCATACCTTCAGGTACTTCACCCTTAAGTAAAGTATAATCTAACTTTACTGCTATAGGTGAATCATCATCAGGAACATCTTCAGGGATTCCTAGTTTATCGATAATATATTCGATACCTGTAAAATCACCATCTTCTATTCTTACTGACCATGAAGGGAAGTCTTTATTATTCTCAAGAATCGTATAATTCGGTATTACTCGATTCATAGTCTTCCTCCAGATCTGATACGGGGTGTTCTTCTCCATATGCAAACTCTTTCCTGGCTGCTTTATCGATTAGATCTAAAATATCTTCAGTAAAATACTTTTCAGGTTCTGCGTAGATACTTTTACCAAATATCTTAGTACCGTCTGTTAATTCATAACGAGTAGATACTTTCTTAAAGATACCATATTTTTCAGCTAACTCTAAAAGACCATAATAACGATCAAGCCCAGTCTTATAAGATAGCTTTACTTCTACTTTAGCATTCTCTTTCGATAGACGAGACTTATACATATTAACTTTAATAATATTACCAACTACGTCAGTACCGTCTTTATCTTTTTTCTTACCAAGCATAGCAATAGTAGAAGCAGTATATTTCAAGCCACTACCTCCAGCAATTTCATTCATAGGAATATAAGAACCAACTGCTGCATAAACATGATTAGTTACGATAAGAGGTACACCTATCTTAGCCAGCTTTAAGTTAATAACTCTAAAGGTAGCTTTAATAAGTTGAGCTTTGGTCATATCGCGGGTATCTTTACCTTCTGCTGTGTCTTCCATTTCTTTATTAGAAGAGAGCTGACCTAAGCTATCAAGCACCATCATCATAGGCTTGCGTTCTTTTTCTGGGGTATTATTATTATCAATAATATCGAGACAAACTTTACGAAACTTTTGAATAGTATCGGGCTCTGAAACTATTACTCTTCGAGTATCAATACCACGACCATCCATCATATCACGAGTGACAGCAGCCTCAGTATCAAAATAGATAACACCACCGTCAGGATGATCCAATAAGAATTGTTGTACCACTCCCAAGGCGAAGAAGGTCTTACCGGTAGCTTGCTCGCCTGCAAAAGCAGTAACCTTATTATTAGGCACACCGCCATAAATGCTGCCAGATAAAGCAGCATTGAGAATATAGCTGCCAGTATCAATATACCCAGAAAACTCAGCACTACCGAGTCCATCAGCGACGATATGTGTATTGTCATCTTTTATCTGCTCGACTAAATCATTAAAAAAATTACTCATAATTACCTCATTATTAATAACATATTATAGCTTCGTAACGTTATTTTTATCAACTACTAATTTCGATTTATTTTTATTCACTTGCCAATCTTCAGGTCTTTTATTATGACGATCAAGATAACTTGATTCGTCTTTATTATCTTCTAGTTTTTCTAAAACTTCTTTATGTTCTTCGTTAACTTTTTCATAAGCATCTAATACTTCTTTTCTTACTTTAGTAGGTCGTTCTCGTGCCAACGACTGATTAGCT